GTGAGGGGTTTGTTGACTCAGCAAAAGTGTTTATCAACGACCTTAACCGACAAGTGCCACAAGACCACGGCTGTCCTATATCACGCAGGGAGTGTCGTACCATGATGGTACAGTTCATCGCTTGGTTACAAAAGCATGGTCACTGTGATAATTATAATTATCCAGGATTTCTTAGCCACAGCTTGTATCTTGGCAAAGATATGCACGATGGCGACAACAGTGACAACGGCCACTATGTTCTCTGTGCCAAGACAGGCCACCTTCTCGAGCATCACACCTACAACTGGCAAACACGCGAGCAAGAAGCTACGTTTTACTGCTCTAAAGCTCGCAAAGAAGCTCGTGAAGCTGCTTTACGTGAACTAAATGTTTCCTAACTTGTACAATAAAGATTGCTCCGCATATTTCTGCGGGGCATACTTTAATAACTGGCACATAGCGCCAGTCCATTAACCTTCAATAACGAGGAACTTACCATGTTACAGGAATATACTTTCAAGCACATTTTAGATGATATGTTTGTTGACAGCCTTGATAATACAAAAATCGCAGTAACCACTGACCCTATAAGTTGGTGGAGGGCAAACCACGAAGACAGCCAACCTGATTACATAGCTCATGCAGGTTTGCTCTTACCGTGGGCGCGTGAAGCCGCTGAGTTACGCAACGATGCCGACACATGGGTCAAGTTAGTTGACCACATGGACAACCGCTACGGGTTCGGCTTGTGTGATATGGGTGGCGAGATTAGCCCGAGCGGTTTGTATAAAAGCCCGTATGAAGAAGACGAGCCTTTAGCACCGCTCTTGTATATAGAAATGCAGGGTGCTGAAATGTACATTTATGAGTACGGTATCTGCGCCATGCGTGAAGTAAGTGTAGAGCGTGGTGACTGGTTTATCACCCGCATGGACTGACAACCTGTGGTAAGTTGTAAGGGGAGGTTCGCCTCCCCGCCTTACCATTATAGAAGTAGTATTCTATCAGCGAGTCAACGGTTGCTTGCTGATAGTCTTAAGACCGCTAGAGGTTTGTGTCAAATGGACACGCGGCAGTTTTTTCTCTTTAAATTCAAAACTGCCAATTAATGATTGTTCATTTACATTCAACAGGTTAGCATTAAATAACTGGCAATAACGCCAGCAGAAACTACCACAGAAGAGGTACACATTATGTTTCAACCAACACAAATCGGGGCGCTAGTCATTTACCACAATCGTGTAGACAGCGCTTTTCAAATTTTTTGCACCAAAGAACTTACCACAGAAGCTTCTGTAGACCCGCTTAATGACACTCACACAAAGTGTATTGACCTAAGCTGGCTAGAGCACAAAGGCCACGATAATATTATGGCAGAAATAAACTTGACCTCTACAGACTACTGGTATAACTACGCGCTGAACAACAACGCTGTGCAGGAACATATGCACAGAAATTGCGCTGACCTTAACCCTCTAGACACGCACGAACAGCGCTTGCATTGGATATACCTTGGTCATAGACAATACATTATAGAAGCTATGGGCGTGGACACCTTTTACCGTTCAGTAACTGCCGATGAAATGTGCAAGATGTACGGTAAAAAAGATTATGTAATGGTTGCTACTTAACCCCAAAAGGAAAGAGTCATGATTAAAGTACAAACCAAATATGCCACCGTCCATTGCTACGGTGATCTAACCCCAGAGTCCAACTTGTATTGTAGCTTTGACGATGAGTGGTTTGACTACATCTGCTGTAGTGGCTGGAATACATGGGAAGAGGCCGCCAAAGGAATACAAGCCTATGCTCGCGCTCACCTATGCCCGACCCTTGAACTCTTGCAGCTAGAAGTAGATTAATTAATGATTGCTCCTTATAAATCAAATGGTTATGCTTTTATTAATGGCACAATAACGTGTCATGTAAATCCATAGAAAAGGTAATCATTATGGCTAATATCATAGCAATAGCTCCACAGGAAAAAATATTCCAACATACGATAGATTTTTATATGTTAAGCGAAAACTCAAAAAATCTGCTCGAAGAAAAATTAAACTGTGCAGACTGGC